GGCTTACCACAGGCGAAGTCATGCCGGAAATTGGGCAAACAAGCCCTGACTACGACGAGGCCAACCGAAACTTGACCAGTCAAAGCGCGGGATAGCAATCACACAGGAAGTAGCTAGGCGTTGGTATGCCCGCAATAGGTCGAATTGTTGA